GCTGGAGCCGCTCCAGAAGCTGTTCGCGCAGGAGATGGAACGCATGGGGCAGCGGTACGCCTGCCTCTGGACGAAGGAGCAGGTGGATGCCTGGGCAATGACGCTATGATACATTACCACGGGCTACCCATCTCACCGACGACGGCGGCGGCGCACGCCATCGGTGCGGGCCACGCCTTCATCAGCTTCGCCCACGCGGAACAGCTCGGCATCGCCGTGAGCGTGTGCCAGTCCTTCGCCGTGGACAACGGCGCCTTCTCTGCATGGAAGGCGGGGGCGCCAGTCAAGGACTGGCGTCCGTTCTATGAGTGGGCCGAGGCGTGCCGCCGCATCCCGTCCTGCGACTTCGCGGTCATTCCCGACGTCATAGACGGCGACGAGGCGGCGAACGACGCGCTGCTGGACGAATGGCCGTTGCCGCTGTGGTTCGGCGCGCCGGTCTGGCACATGCACGAAACGCTGGACCGCCTCGACCGCTTGGTTAACCAGTACCCCAGGGTCTGCATCGGTAGCTCCGGCGAGTACTCCGTGGTAGGCAACGATCTCTGGTGGCGCCGCATCGGCCAAGCCATGACGGCGGTCTGCGACGCGCAGGGGCGGCCGTTATGCAAGCTGCACGGCCTTCGGATGCTGAACCCCAAAGTGTTTACGCGGCTTCCGTTCGCCAGCGCCGACTCGACCAACATAGGTCGGAACGTCGGCATAGATAAGAAATGGGCCAGCGGTAACTACCTCCCGCCAACTAAAGAGGCGAGAGCCTACGTTATGCGGGCCAGAATTGAGGCCCACAACGCACCTTCCACATACACATACGGAGAATGAACATGCTCTACATCGCTATCGCCGTGTACGCCACGGCCATGACGGCCGCCAACCTGTCCATCGCTTTCTTTGGGCCTTGGGTGTCGCCCATAAATGCGTTTCTGTTTATCGGGCTGGACCTCGCGCTCCGCGACTGGCTGCACGTTCGGCTGAAGCTTTGGCAGATGGGTGTGCTGATCTTCGGCGCTGGCGCGCTGACGTTCATCCTCAACCCTGCGGCGGTCCACATCGCCATCGCGTCCTCGGCGGCGTTCACCGTTGCGGCGCTCGTTGACTGGCTGGTGTTCTCCAAGCTCCGCGGTTCTTGGCTGTTCCGGGCCAACTCCTCCAACGTGGCGGGCGCGGCCGTGGACTCTCTGGTGTTCCCGACGCTCGCGTTCGGCGTCCTCATGCCGCAGATCATCGTGCTTCAGTTTGCCGCGAAGGTGTGCGGCGGCGCGATCTGGGCGTGGCTGATCTCCAAAGTGCGCGCATGAAACTCCGCCCCTACCAAAGTGACGCCGCTGACTTCCTCTACGAGCATGACCGGGGGATGATCCTGGCGCCCGTGGGGGCCGGCAAGACGGCGATCACCCTGACGGCTATGGCGGCGATGGTGGCCGACGGCCACGTCAAGCGGTGGCTGGTGCTGGCGCCGAAGCGCGTCTGCACCGACGTCTGGCCGGTCGAAGGGCCGAAGTGGGCGCCGGGGCTGTCGATGGCGGTCGCCGTCGGCACGCCCCGCCAGCGGGCTGCGGCCTTCGCGTCGGACGCTCGCGTCGTCGTCACCAACTACGACAACCTCCAGACCGCGCCGCCAGATCTCAGCGGCTTCGACGGCATCGTCTTCGACGAGCTGACCCGGCTGAAGAACCCGTCGGGAAAGCGGTTCAAGGCGCTGGAGAAGAACATTGAGCCGTTCAACGTGCGCTGGGGCCTGACCGGATCCTTCACGTCAAACGGCCTGGAGGACGTCTTCGGGCAGTGCAAGATCGTGGACCAGAAGCTGCTGGGCCGGTCGAAGGGCGCCTTCCTCCAGAAGTTCTTCGTCTGCCTCAACCGCGAGTACGGCGAGTGGATGCCGCGCAAGGGCGCGCTGGGCGCCGTCATGGACGCCATCCGCCCGGCCACCTACGTCCTAGAGCCCGGCGAGTACAAGGACCGCCTGCCGCCGCTCTACACGACCGAGATGCGCTGCGACTTGGCTGACCGGGCGCCCTACGAGAAGATGAAGAAGGACTACCTCGTCGAACTGAGCGGCCAGCAGATCACGGCGCTGTCGGCGGCGGCTGTCACGACCAAGCTGCAACAGATGGCCAGCGGGTTCGTTTACAATAGCCGGACCCTAGCGCAAGAAACGGCCGGTAAGTTTGCGGTAGAGCAGCAGGCGATCTGGTTCTCGCCGCACAAGTTCGACCTGCTGGACGATATCCTGACCGAGAACCAACGGGACAACACCATCGTCGTCTATAACTACCGCGAGGAGCTGGCCGAACTGCTGCGCCGCTACCCCAACGCGGCGACGCTCGACCACCCCGACGCCATCGCCCGGTGGAACGCCGGCAAGATTGAACTGCTGCTGATCCATCCGAAGTCGGCCGGGCACGGGCTGAACCTCCAGCACGGCGGCAACAAGATGGTGTTCGTCTCGTTGCCCTGGTCGCTGGAGTTGTACGAGCAGACGGTCGGGCGGCTGCACCGCGGCGGCCAGACCAAGCCGGTCTGGGTCTACGTGTTACTAAGTAACAAGACTATTGACGAGCGTATCTGGGCTGCGCTGTATGACAAGCGGGCGGTGTCAGACATTGCCTTGGATGAACTGAAGGGAACACCGACGTGAGCCTTAACTGGCGGGCGCTAAACGCCCGATTGGGTAGCCTGCGCGAAGACGAGCTGGAGAAGATGATCCAGGACGAACTGAAGGGTGAGCGTCGGCCCACCCTTCTGATCCGTATGCACCAGCGGTTCACCGTTCTGCGGAACCTCCGCGAACGGCGCGAGATCTTGAACGCAGCTACGTCAGAAGCCCGAGCGCAGTAGCGTAGCGGGCGCGCACGTCGTCGATCCCGATGAGGCCGCCGTTGATCCGCTGGCGGCAGCGGTCAACGGCGCCTGCGTCAGCCAGGTCGTTGCAGTTGTTGGCGTGCCAGAAGATCGCGGCGCTCTCGGCCGCGCCCTCCCGCGTCTCGATCCACTCGGGCAGGCTGTCCACCGGCATGTTCACGATCTCAGCCAGGCGCTCGTAGTTATACCGGCCCGTGGTCTGCATCAGACCGCGGCCGATGAAACGCCAGCCGTCGCCGGGGTTCTTGTTCCCCATGCGCCCGCCATAGGCCGCCTCGGCAATCGCCTTCTGGTCGGCCGGCTGCTTGTCGGTGCGGCCCACCTCGGCGGCGTACTCAGGCGTGAAGTAGCGCGGCCATTGTTTCACCAGGGCCTCGGCGCGGTAGTTGAGGCTCTCGCGCAGCTTCCGGCCGCCGGCCGTCTCATGGCCGGTGTTGGCGAGGAACATCGCCACGCGCTTCGACGTGTTGATCTCATACTGGCGGCAGGGGCCTTCCAACGCCGCAGCCCACTCGGCAGGGTCTGACCAGTTCAGACCCTGCATCAGCTTCGCAGAGATCATCGCATCTTCTTGTCGGCTACAGACCAAGCCACGCCACCAAGGGTGATGGCGGCGCCAACCACGGCGTCGGCCGAGCTGGCGTCGATGTAACCGCGCGCGACGAAGACGCCGCCCAGCGCGGTCAGGATGTGCCGGGCTAGGCCCAGCCAAATGTCCTTGCTCATACCTTCCTCCTACTTATCCGTCTCGGTCCTCTGACGCCCGCGCAAGGCGCAGGCCGCCTAGCAGCCCTACGAGCGCGCCGACGATAGTGGAAAAGGCGGGGCCTAGCACCTCAAAGATCTTGTCGTTGTTCACCTGTGGGTCAAACAGCCCCGCCAAGAGTACGAACACCATGGCGAGCATGACCATTGCAAGCGTGTAGATCGCAACCAGCAGGATGTGCCGCTGGACGCCCTGCATCACTTATCTGCCTTGCGTTCCAGGCGGTCGAAGATGGCTTTCACCATCGACTTGATGTCCTGGATGTCTGCCCGATAGTCGTCCTTGCTGACGTACTTCGTGTGCAGCGCCCGCTCCAGCGTCTTCATGTCGTTTTGCAGCAGGCGGATCGAGTCCCACACGACCTTCAGCATCCAGCCCATCGCCGCCCCGGCCACGCCGATGACGAGGTTCACAAGATCCTGCGACATAGGCGGCAACCTTTAGCGAACCATGGCGTTGACGTTGCCCGACGCGCCGGCCGGGGCCATAGCGTTGGGCGCCGGCTGACGGTCTTCTTCCTCGCCCGTAACCGCGCGTCCCGCCGACCCAGCCAAGAAGCCTTGAAGCCGGCGCATCACCATGTCCTGCTGTTTAGGTGTGCTTATCGGCGACATCAGCGTCGAGAACAGTTCCGGGTTGGTGATCGCGTCCGACAACAGCCGCTGCGCGCGATCCGTCGTCATCTTTGCCAAAAAGCTACGCACAGCGCCGGTAGCGATGGCCGACTCGGCCAAGCCAGACACAGTTCTCGCGGCAACAAAACGGCTGACCAAGTCGAGCGCCTTGGACGGGATGTCCTCGATAACGCCGCCGCGCGCGGACGCGCCGCGGGCGCGCTCCAGCGCAGTCAGTTCCGTGCCAATCTGTCGCAGCCGCTGCAACGCGGGGGCGTCGAACACCGCCCCCAGCGCCGCCACCTGCTTGGGGTCGTTCAGCGCGTCCATGATGGCGCTGCCGTTGAAGACCGGCCCATCCGGCGTCGTCTGCCGCGCCCGCCCAAACAGGTTGTCGATGAAGGCCCCTCGCAGCCCCGACAGCGCCTGGCCGGTCTGGTCGCGGTCCACGGAGCGGCGCAACGACGCGGCCAACGCCGCCGGATCGTCGGCGCTGAACACGCGGTCCACCTCCTTGCCCGGCGCGGCGTTGAGGAAGCGAGCGACGGCGCTCTCTGGCCGTTGGTCGAGCAATCGTTCCACGCGGCTGTCGTCGCGCCGAAGCAGACCGCGCTCCACGCCAGCTTGGCGAGCGGTCAGCGTCTCCGCGCGGCCTTGCGCCGTCATAGCTTCGGCCAGTTGGTTGCGGACCTCGGGGAACCGATCCAGAAGCGCGGCGTTCCGACGCATCCAGTTAGTAGCCGACTCCGGCTTCAGCCGTCCTTCACCGGACACCGCCGTATTGCGGAAGGACTGCGTAAGGTAGTTCTCAATCGCCGTCCGTGTCTCTGGGCTGTTGCCGGTCGCCACCAACAGGTCGCGCGCGGCGATGTCAGCGCGAGGGCCACCTCGGCCCAGCAGCGTCTCAAGCGTCAGTTCCGGCGCTACTGCGGCTTCGCCACCCCCAGTCCTCCGCGCAAGCGCCGCAGCGCCGCCTTCACGAAAGACTTCGTTTACGTTGCGGCTGAACTCGCGCGCGACGTCATAGGGACCGCCCGTTTCGGGCAGGCTGTTAAGAGAGGTCAGCACGTCATCGGCAATTTCGCCAGCAATGCGCGCCTCGTTGCGGCGCCCAGCCTTCCGAGCGGCGCGCTGTATCTCAAGCAGTTCCGACCGCAGCCCCTGCAACTCGGCCGGGCTGGCCGTCGCACCCAGACGCGGCGACGACGGCTGCTGCGGAAACGCACCGGGGTACAGCGTGTTAAGCTGCGACAGCACGGCGTCGGTCTGTTCGTCCGGCGCTTCTCGGCCCAAGAACTGCCGTGCGAAGGCGGGGATGTTTTGCCGTTGTGTGCTAGGGGTGGCGTCCACCAGCGCCGCAAACCGCTCAAACAGCGGTGCGGTGTCAATTCTCAAGTCTTGCGGGAGAGCCTGCCACAGCGCGTTCTCCTGCGCGCGGGCGGCGGCGAACGCCCGGTCGAACTCCTCGCGGGCGATGCGCGACGCATCCGCCGCTGGCGCTCCCGGCTCCAAAGCCGCAATGCGACGGCGGGCTTCCGTTTGGGCCTGCTCAACACGGGTGTTCAGCGCAGTAGTCAGTCGAGTAACGCGGTCCTCCAAAAACGCCCGCGTGTCCTCGGGACGACCACCTAATGCGCGGGCTTCCGCCAGCAGCGTGGCCTGCGCCGCCTCTGCCCGTTCACGCAACTGCCGAGCGATGGCGGGGTTCTCCGCGGCGACGGCGCGTTCAAGATCCAGCAGGCCAGCTTCGCCAGTACGCTGCGCGGGGGTGAGATCGCTGATCGTCGGCGCTGCGGCAGTCCGAGACGCCGCGTAAGGATCTTCGACCAAAGACGAGAGCCGCTCAGTCGCACGCCTCCGCGCCCCGGACGGCAACACCGACTTAGCCGCATCAATGACCGTCGCAACACCAGGCGTACGCAGCAGCAGGCTAGGCGCCTGCGCGACCACACCGCCGGTCAAGCCGCCACCAAGTTCAGCCAACTGCGCGACAGGCTCGTTGCCGGGGTAGTTCTGCTCCGCAATGTAGCGACCGGCGCCGCCGCCAGCACCAGCGGCGACTTCCGTCCCCGCCGTCGTAAACGGCGCCGCTACTGGCGCGCCGGCAATGGTTTGCCCTATGCGCGAAACTAGCGGGCCGCCAACTCTAGCCGCAACGCGCGCCCCAAGAACCGTAGGGTTAAGCATGCCCGCGGCGCTACCAACGCCGGCCGCTATGTACTCGCCAGGCGTCTGGGGCGTCGCTCCGATCTCGGGCACCATCGTCACGCCAGCCTCGCGGCCAGCCCGCGCCATGCCGGCCTCAATGCTGGCCGAACCGCCGAACGGCCGATCGCTAACCGGCACGCCGGCCATGCGAAGGACCGAATTAACAAAGTCAACGGGCATGCCGAGAGTTTCGGCAATCTGGCGGTTAAGAAACGGCAGTCGGCCTTCGCCGCGTCCAGTCGGTTCTCGGCGGGGGCCGGGGACGCCGTCGGCAGGCATTTCCTCCAGCGTAAAGCCGGGCGGCAGCGCGGCCGACGAAGGGGCGGGGGGTTCTTCTAGCGTAAAGCCGGGAGGAAGCGCGCTGCTCATCGCATGGGCACCCACTGACCGTTGCGAAACTGAATACGCTGACCGTTAGGCCCGTTAGCTATCTGGCCTTCCCGGAACGTTGTCTGGGTCTGGGTTTGCGGCTGTCCCGTGCGCGCAGGCGAAGGCGTGCCGGTAGGCGCCGGCTGATTGCCACCAGTCGGCGCGGCATTTGCGCTGGGGGCCGTTTCAAACTGGTCTGCGCGAGTGCGAAACAGACGAATGATTTCGCGCGCCGCCGCCAGTCGAGTTTCGTTCGGAACTGTGGGATCAGCTAGGCGACCTGCGGCCTCTCGGTAAGACTGCGTGTCAGCGTTAGACTGCGGGCCTTCAAAGCGCGGCACCATTTTGGTGACGACGTCGGCGATTGGCTGCAACGCTCCGATAGCGACAGCACCGGACGTAGGCGCGTTGAAGAAGTCAAAAAAGCGATCCACGATGGCGTTAAGGCCGCCGCCAGTAGACCGCTCCAAAAGACCGCCGCGCTCCGTAATGCGCTCCAGTTCGCTAATGGCGCGGGTAAGCTGTTCTTGCTCGCGCCGCTGAGTTGCGGCCGAGCGAGCTTCCAGCGTGCCCGCTTCTCGCGCGCGGGCCTCACCGCCCGCCTGCGTAATCGCGCGCTGACCCTGTTCCGCGCGCACTTCGGCCAGCGTCGGCGCGGCGGCAGGGGGGACTGCATTTGGCCCCGCCGCGAGTGTTGGCGCAGCGGCGTTGGGAAGCATCATGTTTGCGGGCTGCGCGGGCGGCGCCGCCGGAGCAGCGGCCGGCGGGCGCCGGAGATCGACGGGCGCCGCCGCGTTTCGCTGAGTGCCCCCCGGCGCTTCCCTCGCAAAGAAGAACTCGCCGGTATCCATGTCGGTAATTACGGGGCGGCCGTCCATAATGCTTACGTTCAACCTAGGCTGGCGCCCGCCGGTCAAGCTAGTCGCGCGCCCACGCATGGCCTCCTGCCACTCAGGCGAGCCCGGCCGAATACCCGCGCCAAGCAGCGCCCGTTCGAACTCGTTGGGTCGTGACCCCTCAGCATTTGCCGTCACGCGGCGCAGGAGCCCTTCGGCGCCCTCCGCAATCCGGCGGGCGTTCTCAACTGAAAACTGCGCGGGAATGGAGCTGGCGTACTGCGGAAACCGTTCAGCCACATAGGCCCGAGCGGCGCCGTACTGCTCAGGAGTTGTGGCGGCGGCGAATAGGTCGCGGCCCACCTTGAGCGCGTCGGCTTCGGTTTGCGCCCTGAGACGCCCGACCTGCGCCGTCTGGTACGCCCGCTGAGATGCGGCCTGCTCGTACTGCGGCGACAGCGTAGGTGCGACGCGGCGAAGCTGGCTAAGACCCTCCGGCGTGTTGATGTCCACACCCGACGACAGCAGACCGCGAAGCGCGTTGCGCTCCTGCGCCGTCTCCCGCGCCTCCTCCATCCGCATCCGGTTGAGTTGAAGGTTTTGGGCCTGCCCGTACAGCTCCCCGATGTTGGGCATCTGGAAGGGGCGGACCTGCA